TAAACAAGTTCTAGGGGTAGATGTTAAGTATGGTGCTTACTGGATGGCAAGACATAGTGGAACTACCTCACTCATAGATTTAACTGAGTATACTGAAGAGAAATTAGAGTATCTTGTTGGTGGCTTCGACAAAGCACGCAAGGCTGGAATTTTTATACCAAACACAAACAACTGCAATAGATGTGGACTTACAGAATACTGTCAGTTCTCATCTAAGAAATGAGAAAAACAATGGGTAACGAAGACTGGAAACTTCAAGTTTCCTACAAGACACCATCAGGTGACATGATAAATATCCGTGCTAATACTGCGGATGAATTGTCGGTGCTGTTAGAAGGCATCGGCGATTACTCTACACAGATTTCATCTGTGCAACAGAAGGTCGTAGGTGCTTACACACTTGCCCCTTTATCGACCACGAGTTCCACTATCGGCACAAAGCCCTTAGTATCCTCGCCTCCAACCCAGGTGTCGCCAGCGTCAGGTACAGCGTCGCCAGTGTGCAAGCACGGAGCCCGTATATGGCGAGAAGGAATCAGTAAGGCAAGCGGTAAACCATATGCATTCTGGGCGTGTCCTTCACCACAAGGAACTCCTGACCAATGCAAACCAGTAAACTAAATAATTAAATATGAAGAAGAATCGTAGTCGTAAGATGCCTGTCAAATTATGGCTACGGTTTTTCTTTGGTAACAGAAAGGAACCAGGATGCGTACACTTGTCCGCAGCGTTGGGCGTGCCAGTATTGGCGGAGAACCTTTACCTGCCTGCTTCAAAGCATTCGAATCAAATAAGATTATCATCCGTCGTTCCGAAGTTTCGATGTTCGCAGCAGCACCAGGAGTGGGAAAGTCCACACTAGCGTTAGCATTGGCACTCAAGATGAAGGTGCCTACGCTATACATATCAGCAGATACTAATGCTCATACTATGGCTATGCGTTTAGCATCTATGATTTCGGGAAAGAATCAGAGTGATGTTGAAGGTATGTTATCATCTGATTTAGGATGGACTAAGGCTACGCTATCTAAGAGTAGTCATATAGTTTGGTCATTTGAATCAGCACCTACACTTCAGGATATAGATGAAGAAGTTCAAGCATTTGAAGAACTATGGGGCTGTTCACCTACACTTATAATTGTAGATAACTTAATGGATGTAGCCACCGATGGTGGCGAAGAGTTTGCTTCTATGAGAGCAATCATGAAGGAGTTGAAATACCTTGCACGTGCTACGAACTCGGCTGTTGTTGTTCTTCATCACACTAGCGAGGCTGTTCTTGGGACACCATGTCAGCCACGCTCTGCTATCCAGGGTAAGGTTGCGCAACTTCCAGCACTTATATGCACGCTTGGTGTTGTTGGAACGTCGATGGGAGTTGCACCTGTTAAGAACAGATACGGTAGAGCAGACGCAGGCGGTGGCTTAATGACTTGGATTGCATTCAACCCTGAGTATATGTTCGTTGATGATATTCCAGAGAATCACTAATGCAAAAAGATATTGGAAGATACACTATTACTGTATCTAAGAACAATAGATACTGTTTTGGATTAGGTTTCGAGAAGTATCCTATACTAGATATAGAGGTGGGATATGAAGCACAAGTAGTTGCTTGGGTAACTAGGCTAGACTTCTTGTTCTTCTTTATAAACTTTACTAGATACCCTAAGGTGGCGTGGCGTGATAATAACCCTGAGTAAAGATGAGGTTAGAGTTTGCACTATGCTTGCAGTAGAGAGATGGTTAACTAAGTTTGGTTCTACCGACCAACCTAATTATGCCCAAGGCAAAGCAGATGGTAAGTTAGAACCTGAGATAAACGCTAACATACGTGCTAATGTATGTGAGTGGGCAGTAGCAAAACATTACAACTTAGCCTGGAATAATCCTTGGTATCCTAATGCCTTACATAAGAAGCGCTTTACCTTACCTGATGTAGGTGAGAATGTAGAGGTAAGGTCTATTAGAACGCAAGACAGCATACCATTTTGGAGTAAAGATAAAGGCAAAGTTATTGTTGGCACTAAATGTTTAGACACAGAATACTTTTCTGAAGTAGAAATATTTGGCGTTGCTTATCCTGAAGAGTTCATGAAGCCTGAATACTATGACTCTTATATTAATGGATGGCGTATACCTATAAGTGGGTTCACCCATGAGTAGTTACGGGAAGCGTAAAGGCGCTACCTTTGAAACTAGTGTAGTCAAATGGCTACGCTCTAAGAATATACTAGCGGAACGACTAACGAAAGCAGGTTCTAAAGATGAAGGCGACATCGTCATTGTCATCAACAACAAGCCGATTGTTCTTGAACTTAAAGCAACTAAGAAACTTGAACTTCCTAGGTTCTGGGAAGAAGCAACGATTGAGTCGAGCAACTATGCTGCTGCTCGTAATCTACCTGACATACCGCGTCGTTATGTTATAGTTAAGCGTAGGATGGCAGGCATAGATAAAGCCTGGGTGATAGAAGATTTGGAGCAGTGGATTGAGAGGATTGGTGAATGACCTTCCAAGCATTAGAGAAATACTCATCCACTATGGAGCGAGTGTTCGACAAGGACACGGGCAAGTTAATATCAAATGCCCTTTCCACTCGGACACTCACCAATCAGGAAGTGCTAATCTCGACAATAACATATTCATCTGTTTCGCCTGTGGAGTCCAAGGTAACAGTTTACAAATTATCGCCCAGCAAGAAAGAGTAGATATACATGAAGCAAAAAGAATTGCAGAAGGAATTGTTGGGTCAAGCGAGTCTGAGATACGCGGCAAACATTTATCAGGCAGAAGACTACCTCAGAAGCAGAGGTATAACAATGGAAGTGGCACGGTTGGCACGATTAGGCGTAGTCGTGGAACCTGAAGTTGGACATGAATCATTTGCTGGTAGACTATCTATACCTTACATTACTAAAACTGGTGTAGTTGATTTAAGATTTCGTTCACTAAATCCTGCAGTCGAACCTAAGTATATGGGTATGACTGGTGCTGAAACAAAGATGTATAATGTATTGGACATTGAGAAGGCGGGTGACTACATTGGAATATGCGAAGGCGAGATTGATACACTTACTCTTTCTTCTCTCGTTGGAATTCCCTGTGTTGGAGTCCCTGGTGCGAACTCTTGGAAGAAGCACTACACACGATTGTTGGCAGACTTTGAACGTGTCTTTGTCTTCGCAGATGGAGACCAACCTGGCAAAGAATTCGCCACTAGTCTTGCCCGCGAACTACCAGTTACTATCATTCAATTACCCGATGGACAAGATGTCAATTCTGTGTATGTGCAAGAAGGTGCTTCATACTTCCATCAAAAGGTGGGTCTAAATGGATAAAAGAAAACCAGTTCCACCTTGTCCTGAATGCGGTGAGCATTTCGAAAATGTGTTCGAAGCAACCGACCATCTATTAGAAGATGATGAAGAGTTTGACCCAGCATTAATCTTACCTAATGGATACAGGTTAATGATTGGTTCTTTACTTAGATGTATATATAAATATTCAGATAAGCCTGAACATATCAAGGGTATTGCGGAGTCAACGTATATGACTTTATTTACTGCAGAGACTCAGCCCAATGTAGTGGCTGGTCTAATAGAAGATATGATAGTCGATACTCAGATGATAGATTTGGATGATGAACTTAAACAACTACTTGAAAAGGGAGAGTGAAGAGTGGCAGATTATAACCCACTTAGTGGAGCAAGGATTCCACGTATCAAAGGCGGAAAAGATAAACAATCAATTAGTGTTAACGCTAACGATACCACTTTTGAACACAGCGTTGGACAAACCTTTCAAGAACTCTTAGACTTATTGCTGTCTAAGCATAAAGATTATGGACCAAAGAATATATCTGATTCACCAGGTGGACCAGTCAATGGATTAAGAGTTCGTATGCATGATAAACTTGCACGAATAAATAATCTAGTTGATAATGGTAAGAACCCTGAGCACGAAAGCCTTGAGGATTCCTTCAAGGATATGGCTAACTATGCTATCATAGGGTTGTTAGTCCTGAGAGGACAATGGAATAAATGAAAGTAATAGTTTGCGTGTCCGACCTGCAAGTTCCTTATCACGATAGGAAAGCGGTCTCTGTATTATCACGCTTCATTAAGACATACAAACCTGATGAGGTTGTGTCAGTCGGAGATGAAATGGATATGCAAACCATTTCTAAATGGAGTAAAGGCACAGACTTAGAACATGAGAAGTCTATTGCTAGAGATAGAGATGAGACTTATCGTGTGCTTGAATCATTAAAGATTAAGCATATGATTCGTTCTAATCATACAGATAGATTATTTAATACAATTAAAATGAGAGCGCCAGGACTTGCTGGCTTGCCTGAGTTAGAGTTAAAGAACTTCTTACGACTTGATAACTTGGGTATTAAATATCATGAGAAGCCATACGAACTAGCACCTAATTGGTTGCTACTACATGGTGATGAGGGTAATGTCCAGCCTACTGCTGGTGCTACTGCACTTGGGTTAGCCAAGCGTGCTGGTATGTCAGTAGTCTGTGGGCATACGCACCGCATGGGTCTGACACATTATACTCAATCATATTTTGGTGGTCATCCTAAGACTCTTTGGGGATTAGAAGTTGGTTGCTTAATGGACTTTAAGTTTGCTAAATATATTCGTGGTGGATTATTCACATGGCACAAGGGCTTTGGTGTATTATATGTAGATGGAAATAAAGTTATGCCTCACCTAGTTCCAGTTAACATGGATGGGTCATTCGTATTTGATGGGAAGGTTTGGAAGTAATTGGATATTGAACGCATTGAAAAGTGGGACTACATTGTAGTTGCTGTTGCTTCTGAGTATCATAAGAAGTTCTCTATGGTAGAACTAGATGATATCAAGCAGTCTCTCTATCAATGGTTCGTCGAGCATCCTAATAAGTTAGATGAATGGGAGAAGATAGGTGAGAG